GCGGAGAAGTGCTGTGCATAAATCATGGCCATACAACCTCTGTCTCTGTGAGATCGGTCAAGGTGCCGGCTATAATCTGCGCAGCATATTCTCCCTCGGCTGCAATCAGCTGCGACCGGCGCGCACCTATCGCTCGGTAAGCGTCGCGCACGTCAGCCAGCGGGTGATTTGCGTGAAATATGTTGTCTGAGTCTTTCCAGCTTTCAAACTCCGTTAGGCCAGCATCATCCATTAACGCGATTGCTTCTTGCAGCGCTTGCCGGTTGCCGGGGTCGCCTGCGTAGCGGATGCCGTTGATTGTTACGCCTTGGCGCTCCTGCTCTTTGCGGGCGGCCGAAAGTTGGCTTAGGAGTTGCTCAGTCGTGGGCGCTATCATAGCTGCCAAGTCTTCATCGCTGATCGGAACTAAGCCTTCTTTGATGAAAGCGTCTTGTGAGCCGTCAGATTCGTATGCGTATATTTCGCGTGTGGATTTATCAATGTAATTTTTCATAACTTACCCTTATCTGAGTTCAAACCAACTTGATACGCTAGCGCCACTTACTCGGTATTCAGCCCCGACAGGGACTATTGATGAAAGCGTAAGTGAAGCGCCAGAAATCCCCTCCATTTTTGCCACTCGAATACCGTCAATAAAAAGTGAAACAGTTCCATCAGCAACTTGGTCAATACTTATACCTATCGGCTTTCCAGTGCTATTCGTGTACGTGACACCGTCTGATCGGCTACCTGTAACATCCTGCCAAGTCTGCCCAACACCAATAACATTGGCATTAAGTAGGTTGTTAACCTCAGATAAAAGCGCAACTTCTTCCCAGTCAGTCCAATTAACACCGGAATCATTTGTGTATCTGATATAAAACTCGTCGTTGCCAAACAAAGCCTCTTGAATACGAACGTGAGCTGATCGACCGGATACCCTGAGCATTCCATACCTTGTGTTGCCTGGGTAATTAACTCCTCCCGCACCAGGCCCGCCAAATGTTCCCGGCGTAATCATGTCATTAGCGTCATCAAGTGCCCTCGCGGAAGCTCCTAGCCCATACTGATTAAACTCTGCAACTGTTTCAAGTTTTGTGTAGGTTGTGGCTTGGTCGGCTTTGGCGTCCAGCAGCCCGTCAACTTCTGTCTCGGTGTAGGTTGTGGCTTTGTCTGCTTTAGCGTCCACTTTCGCCTGCGTTGGTATCAGCTCCCAGTTGACCCCGCCGTCAGTATCGGGGGTCAGAACTTCCGACACCGCCAGACTTCAACCGGTAGATTCCGGCCAGCGTAGTGACCACAGAGCCCTCGTAATATTCCTGCGCAGCATTCCACTCCGGCACGCCACGTTGATGCAGGTAGGCAATCAGCTGCCCGAGCGTAAACGCAAGGCCGTTGAAGTGTTGCTTCGTTGGATTTGACGCAACGCCAATTACCCCCCAGCCGCGCAACAGGTCCATTGTAATGTTGGCGTCAAGCGTGTCAGACTGCGCAGTATCTCCAAAAATTGTGCGCTCAGTTCCGGTGGCTTCGCTGGCAAACGCTTTTAAGTTGCCGTTATATCTGGTTATCTTTGACATTCTTTAAGTCTCCTATGGCTATTCGATTTCGGTAATGTACCGGACCCCTTGGGGCTTTGGGATAAGCGACATCTTTAAAATTGCGTCAAGTGTCGTGCTATTAAACACCGCCGAAACATGTAAGGTTAAGGTCATGTCATAATTATCTGTAACATAGGCCAGTCCGCCAAAAATATTAATAACCGCGTCTTGAATTGACAAAAAATCGTTGCCAGAAAGGTAGGGACCGAACGTATTTTTTGCAATCTTGGCTCGAATGAATTGCCTGTACGCATTGTCATCAAGAACCAGTTCTGTTGACTCAGATTCAAATAAATCCTGAAACGGGGCGCGATCGTCAAGTGGGGAAAAAAGATCATCAAAGCCGCGAGAATTCGGGTTCTCATCAAAGCCAAATGCAATTTTTGGGATAGAGTACGGAATTAATCGGCTGATGCCCACGATGCGCCCAGTAATATCCAACCGGTCGCCGGTTGCAATATCCAGATCAAACTCATCTCCAAACGAGTCAATCCATTCAAACGTCTTGCGCCATGTGCCCGCCTTCATCCTGATTTCAGCGTTGGCCTTGGGCTTTTCCCAATACTGTTTTATCAGCAGGTTGACGTAATCGGATTCAAAGCTCACGGGATAACCTCCGTAACAGTAACGTCAGCGGATGCAATGCTGAATTTCTCGTTCAGATCTGCAATTAACTGCCCGCCCGTCCAGCTTGCCCCTGCGTCCCTGCTAATCTCTAAATTCGTGGGTATGAAGTTTTCGCCGGAGTTGAACGCTAGTACGTACAAGCTGCTGGCCTTCAAGCTGTCCCCAGTGCCAAATTGTTTCGTTGCAATTTCTTGCCTGATGAGTTCGTCGTCTATCGGCAGATTTACGTCAACAAAAGTAGCATCCAGGCGCACAAGAACGGGCACATCAACAGGGCGGTCAAACGTCATGCTGTGAACAATGGTAAAAGTGGTGCCGTTGGGGCGCGTGAAATCCTCGCTAAACGTCCCAGTTACCGCGCCGACCATCCCCTTGCCCCCGGTCTTGTTTTTAACCATCGTCTCAACAATATCAGATACCGCGCCGCCCTCAACCACTACCCACAAGCTGTGCGCCGGGATGCCGTCTGCGTCTGTGACATCCGTGTCGTTTTCATACACGGCCACATCGGTGACGTTGGGCAGGTTTGCCAGAGCCGTGAACATTCTTCCGGTGCTGGATGATTGCGGGGTTTCGAGTGATCGATTCCGCCGAATCCGCAGCTCTTGATCTGTTTCCTCATCAATGCCTACTGTGGCCGCTGTGGGGTTTGTGACCGACAGCACCCCGATAACCACTGTCACTGGATTAATCACGGTAGCCGGGTCAGCTTCAACCGCCCCGAAGTTTTCCGCAAAAAGTGTTACGGTTGTTTCGCCTGGCGGGATATCGATAGCATTGAGCGTAGTCCATGCCTGCCCTAAATCATCCTCGACGGCATAATCAGGTGGAAGGGTGAGCGGTCTATCGGTCGTTACCACAACGTCAACCTGCGAGCGCGTGGCTGGTCTGCGGGATATACCGGCCAATTTAATGATGCTGTTGAGGGATTGCCCGAGTGCAAAATCAGGATCGCGCTGGTTGTATTCGAGTGCGCCGAAGGATTGAGCGTCTAAAACAAGCTGCGCCTCAATCGCTACCCTTTGGCCGTCTGGGCTGTCGGCGTCGAGGTTTATATCTTCGCCATAAATTGCCCGGTAGCCCGCCGCCAGTTCGTCGTATATCTCCTGAAAGGTCTGCACCTGTATGCCGTCCGGCGTGAATCTTGGCAATGTCATGCGGTAAGCTCCAGGGTCTGCAAATCTTGTATTGTAAAAACGTCGGTGTACTGAAGTTCGATTGTAACACCCCTGCTGCTGTTTCGCTTAATTATGCCTAAACGCTGTATTGAAATAACGCCCTCGGTTTGCAGCACGGTTGATTCCACGGCTCGAATGATGCGCCGCTCGGTGCCAAGATTGCCGAGCAACTGAAGCCAGTCAACACCCGCTTGCGTGTTCAGATACCAGTCACCTTTAAATGACCGCAGCCGCGTTAGTACGTTTTGCGCGATAGCTTTCGAGTCGCGCTTGTACACTGCGCGGCCTTTTCCGAATCGCCAGTCTAGGTTGTTGTCTAGTCCGCTGACCTGCATTATTGCGGTCCTCCTGTGTTGCCCGGCCCGGTGTCTACGCCGCTGTGAGTGTGTGTACCAAAGTCTATGCCGCCGATAGTTGCCGTTGCCACAGTTAGCTTGCCTGTGCATGTAATGTTTCCATTAACTTGCAAGTTGCCTGTAACAGTTAAGTCGCCTACCTGCGTCCGGTCGCCCTGGTGCGTATAGTCACCATCCTGGTTCGTATCGCCAGTCTGCTGGATTACACTTGGTATGGTAATTGCACTGGCCAAGGGATTGACGCCTACAATCGCCAGGCCGTCGCTGTAGTCGTGCATTCTAAATTCAGCTGGGCTTTGAAAATCTGCCCCGTCGTACCAGCGATCAAAGCAACGCTCTGTAAGGATCAGCAAGCAGTAATCGCCGACGGCTATCGGGTACGCTGTGTGGCTTCCTCCGCCTTGCATAAATACAGGCGGAACCATTGTGAACTCCGGTAGTTCAATAGACCGGCCAGCCACCACGCGATTAATAACAGGCTGGACGCTGATGGTTTTGGCCTGCACGCCCGTCACTTTGGCAATGGTTGCCGTGTGCAAGTTGGACAGTGCCTCGCCAATGGCGTCGTTCAGAACGTCTGTCAATTCCCGCTTCGCTGTCATATAGATTTCGCCTCTGCGGCCAGGGTGCCGGTGCAGCTCTGTTTCCACTCATCCCCGTAATTGTCGCCGCGATAGTTGATTGTTTCAATTTTGTAAATGCCGTCCAGGTGCGGCGCTGTTGAACTTTTAAGATTAGCAAGACCGCCGATCTTTATAGCTGGATTCATCAACGTCTCAAACGTCACCAGTTTGCTATCCCGTGTTGGTGTGCTGATCATCCCGGTTGCCGCACTCACTACCGGCACGTACCTGCTCACAACCTCGTCGTCTTTTATGGCGTAAAGCTGTTCATCATCTATATAACACGTTTCATTAGGTCCCATCATTTCCTCGATAAGCCGCGCACTGTTGCCGATTAGCACCTTGGGTCGCGTCAAAGGCGGACGCTCGGTGATCTTGCCTATTTTTGTGCGTGGCATATCTGCGACGCACGCATCTATCGCCCTGCGCCCGCCCTCGACCGTGCGGGCGGTGAAACTATGCAGCGAATCCTTGCCGCCGTCCAAGCATTCCAGCGAGGTAATGATGTCCGGCCCCTGCCGTGCATTACCGCCGGTCTGGACTGTGCCCTTGAAAATCATTTCTACACGGTCTTGATAACCGACAAACAGCGCAACCGGGATTACTTTCTCGCCCTCTTCGGCATCTTTAACAAGAGACAATCGTTTGGACTCTGCCAGGTTGGTAATCTGTATATTCATTTTGTTAATGCCACCCCGGATAGACTTCGTGATGTCGAAGACAATTTGGATCGGCGGCGTTATCTCAATGTTGAGACCTCCGGCGGTTATTCTGAGGATATAATCGCGGCTAAATCTTGGAGTGGTCATCAGAACTGCACCTCTACTCCACGGAGCTGCTCCATATCCGCCGCCTCCAGCATGTAAATATTACAGCGTCCGCCGCTGAAGTCCTGCCGCGTGAATGGATCAATCCCGTTTCCGCTGCGGTCAATACAGATAAAATCAAAGGGCTGATTCTGGCTGAGCATGTGCAATACGCCCACGGATAATTTTAGACCGTAAACCACCGTGTCGCCGAACTCCGCATCGAACATCCATATTTGAGTGCGCGGGTAAAATCGCAGCGTGAAGATGATCTCAGACTCTTCAAAAAGGATAGTGTGCCGCTGGATAGGCTCTGCCGTTATGTTTTGCAGTCGTCTCATTCTGGAATCCACCCAAACATTTGCCCCAAATTGGTAGACAAGCTCTCTTCCACTTCCTCACCTTCCTGCGCCCCCTTGTCCGTCTCGCCGTCAGTCTGGCCGTTAGTGGCAATGGCTGCGTTCTGAGCGGCTGTAGTCTTTGTGAATAGGGTTTGCGCAATGCGCACTTTCTGCGCCTCCAGGTTAAAACTGATCGCCTTGCTCTGGTTATCACGTGTGACCTCAAGCGATGTAATGTACATATCGGTGTAGTTCTTGAACGACGTGCTGATTTTGATTAGCTTATCAGTCGCTTGAAGACCTTCCATTTTTTTCAAAAACGCCTCGATATTGGTTTGGGCTTCGCTGTCTTGCAGCCCGAGGTACTTTGCTGCGCCCTGCGTTGCGTCTATTGCAGCATCCACCCGGTCAACCGCGTTGGTAAAGTCATTGACTAGACCCGATACTCGGCTAAGCTGTGCCTGCGTGCGCGCCGGGGCGTATTGAGTGATATTTCCGACCTGCGTTTGCGCCTCTTGAAATGCGGCCACCGGTGCGCTTGGCTGCGCGTAAACGTCCGATACGTTGCCCTCTATGCTGACCGTAAGGGGCTCCCTGATAATGTGATCGTTAACATGGCTACCGTCTTCGAGGAAGGTGGTAGGCACCTTGGCAGAGCGGCTGAATTTTTCGCTTATCTGAGCGAAAGTTGTAAATCCCCCGATGCCGACGGTTTCCGCATCAGTATCTGGTTCACCTGCAAATTGCCCATTGAGATAATCACGAATCCCTCCGGTTTTATAATTTTCCGTTGCGTAATCGACAATGCCGGCCATTAGCTGCCTCCCCTGCCACGTGTCTGGGTTCGCGCATCTTCAAGATGCCGCTGTAGACCGTCGGACGCCGCCTTACCTGCACGCTCGGGATCTAATGTTTTGATCTCCATGTTTACGGTCTGCTCCACGCGGCTTGATGTGCCGCCTACGTTTGTTACAGCCCCGCCCGGCTGCATGGCTTGAGACTGAGACTGGGATGTTGGATCAGATACTGGTGTTGGCATTGGAGCTCCATCTTCACCGGATTCTTTACCGCCGAAAAGCCCCCCGACCCAGTTGCCAACGTCACCCGCTATATCCGCAGCGCCCGACGCCGCATCGCCGACTATATCCGCAGCGCCCGACGCCACGTCACCCGCTATATCCGCAGCTCCCTGCACCGCATCCCCAGCTCCGCCGATAAGTTTAACGGCCCAGTCCGGCAAAATATCCAGAGCCTTTTGCTTCAGCCAATCGAACACTCCCCCAAAAATACTCCTAAATGCTTCGGCCCACGAGTCGATTATTTCCATGAAGCCTTCGCCGATTTTATCAAAACCTTCGCTGAAATTGCCTGATAATATATCCCCTATGCCTGAGAATATTTTTACCATTCCGCTAAACACTCCAGTAACTAAATCTGTTACGACTTTAAATGCTTCTTTGAATCCTGACACTATCGTTTTCAGAACCGGCTGAATATCAAAGCCCAGGAACTCTTGAAAGAAGTCTGCAATGACAGACTCACCGCCTTGAAATGCTTTTGTCAGATCATTAACTGCCCATAATATGCCGGCTACCCCGGCAATGATGAGGGTTATAGGTGATGTTATCAGGGCAAGTGCTCCCGCAAATATTGTAGGGCCAACAGTAGCCGCAACGAACGCGGCACCCACAACGGCAATCAACGGCGCTATCGGTTTCAAGGCATCGAATATGATTTTTGCGCCACCCAGTATCCCGCCGACGACCTCTTTAAAGACCGCAACAATATCCTTAAGCAGCGGCTGTATATCCCAGCCGAAAAATTCCTCGAAGAAGTTTGCAATAACCGAATCGCCGCCTCGGAAAGCTACGATCAGATCATCAAGAACGAGTGCGATAGCTAAAATCCCGGCGGTAATTAAAACGGCAGGAGAAAGTACAAAACCAAGCGCTGCTGCGAATCCAGATGTGCCGATTGTCGCTATGGTAAACGCCGCGCCAGCAGCCAGGATAAATGGTGCCAGTCTTTTGAGCGCGTCAACCAAGTCGACGACAAACTCTACAGTTGCCTCCACGCCATCAACAATCCACTCGTTGTTTTTAGCGAGCAAATCGCTGAAGCCCTCCGCCAGGCCTTCAAGCTCCGGCACAATAGCAACGGCAATTTGGTTTTTAAGTCCGCTCATTGCAGAATCCATCTCCGAGATGGATTCGTTATATTCTTTCAGCCCTTTTTTATCTTCTGGAGATAGCGTGATACCCAGGTCACGAGCGCGCTGCTTGAGCTTATCTGTCTCCGCGCTGGTCTGGCTGAGCATGGAAATCAGGCTGGGATCAATACCGAGCGCCTCGGCATAGCCCTGTTGCTCGCTCATTGATAGGCCTAGCCGCTTAAAGCTGTTGCCGACCTCTCCCAGGATTGCATCGGCGTCTTTAACGTTGCCGTTAGCATCCCGGACACTAATCCCGAGCCGGGAAAATTCCTCACTGCCCTTCTGTGCGGCTTCGCCGATCTTTGCGGATAGACCGCTAATGGATGATTCCAGGGCTTGAGATGATGAGCCTGATTGTTCAGCGGCAAATGACAACTCTTGGAGGGATGCGACAGCCACGCCGGTTTGCTCGCTGAGATCGAACAGAGGTTGAAGGGACTGACTAACCCCAGACGCCCACTTAGCGACCGCAAAGGTGGCGGCACCGAATGCTGCGCCCATCGCGCCGAGAAGTTTGATGCTTTCGCCGAGGCTATTGTTGTAGTCCTTGAGAGGCTTGGTGGATCCTTCAAAGCCAAATTTGGTGATTAGTTCAGTAACGACGGCCATAGATTGAGCCTATGCTGATTGCATTTCGCACAAGTATAGCACAGCAGCGGGCCGTGTCACCGTGCCCGCTGAGCTTCGTTCATGTGGTACTGCTCGATGGCTGACGCGATCTCTTGGTACTCCACCGCGTCAAGAAAGTCTCGTGTGTCCATCTGCCTTATCTCAGCAAGCGTACCGTAACCATGACGAACCAGAGCGTGCTCTATCATTGCCTGGTTGCTTAGGTTTGTACGCTTGATGATGTTGGGCTCGGGCGATGGTATCGGAACCGTTAGCCGCCAAGGTTCCCTTTCAAAAAAGGGTATGAGTAAACCCCCAGCATGGTCGTAATAAAAATTACGTAATCTTCCGGGTACTGGTCAAAGTGACTTTTTAGCTTGCTAAGTTGCTGGTCCTCATACAGCACAGTGTCTAAGATTACTTTCTCGACTGGCTCAAAATCCGCAGAGTCCAGAAACGAAAAGTCGCCTGCCTGGATCTCGCCTTGGCGCTTAGAGAAAAAAGCAAACACACGCCGCCGCTGGTTGTGCGTAACGGTCGTTAGCTTGTATTCCCGACCACTTGGCAAGGTTGCAGATTGGTCGTCGTGGATAGCTTTAAGCATGTCAATTGCTGTGTTTTGTTCGGTCATTGCTATTGTCCTTGTTTAACTATTGAGTTTACCGGCTTGCACTTCTTGCCCACCTGATACGCTAATCCTACAAAAACATACACTATAAGGCTCATTAAGAGCCAACCGCCCTCATAGTTTCCAATGTCCATGTGTAGCAAGCCTATCGTAAAAAGGCCAGCCGGTGCCGCCAGTAGGCCGGACATGAAATCCCTCAAGGTTACAGCTTGTCCGTTGTGGCAGCAAATCAGAAAGGCTACAGAAAAGCCCGCAAGCGTCATTGATGCGGCGTCATCTGTGCCGAACTTGTAGACTGAGTAGAATGCGATTCCGCCGACGATGCCGGGGATTAGGTCGTGGGCTTTCATGATGCCTTCCTTTTGATTGTGTAAAGCTTGTCGTTAATAACGTAAGCCGTGTCCATTACCCTGTGCAGCGTAGACCTGTCAACACCTAGCGCCTTGGCTGCATGGGTTATGTTGCCTTCGTGCATGGCGTTTATCCAGTATTTAGTGGCGCTGCTTTTGCGTGATCATTTATTTCCTCTCATCCCTCATCC